CTATAGTCGTTATCTTTCATCCAAGCAAGTAAGTCAGGAAACAGTTCAACTGGCTTACGTTCATGATAGTACCAATCTACAGAAGCACGTTTATGTCTATGATAGGCTTCGCCGCTCATGTCCAATGCAGTAGTCCAACTTGGATCTTGTGCTTTGCTTCGTTGTTTTCTTATGACCGGCTTCTTCTTACGAGTGCCTGGCTTCATTAAACTTTTGCCTTTTGCCATTAAATGCTCCTATAGTTCTAACTGTTTACAGAGTATAACATGTATGTAGTTAGTGTCAACCACGATTATTTTATTCTTTTACAATAAAAAGGTTGACTTATATTCAAACTATGTTATTATATATGTATAGTTAGAAATAAGGAGAGCTAGATGTCAAAGATAGATTTTATAAGTGCAGAAAACGGCGGTATTAAGTTTTACGGTGGTAGAGATGATGTTGCTATGGAACTTAATTGTGTTGGTTTTGCAAAAACTGCTGAAATGGTTAATTATATAATCAAGACCAGAGGTCTAGCAGATAGAGTAATGCACAGTAGTTCAATGGACTTTGCCAGTGAATATGGTTTTGCTAACAATGATGATGCATGGATCTTATGGCAGGATGGTTATGAGTTAGATGATAAAAAAGCCGCAGAGGTAGCATAATGAAATACAAAGTTCAAATTAAAGCCGCAGTGAATGAAAACATTAAATTAGTTTCATACGAAACTGGCAAACACGATGCAGTTAGTGAAGCAGAAAAAGAGTTATTTAAAATGATAGAGACTGCAAGACTACAAGATGGCATCGATGCAGTTGAGTTATTGGTTTACACTCCTGAAATAGTCGAGTGTTACAAAGATGAAATGTCGGAGGCAAAATATGGATAAGGCAATATTTCAACTATACGAAAGACGTATAGACAACTGCTGGCAAGCTGCAGAATTTTGTGCGGATGGCACTTGGGGCAAAGACTACTGGCGACAAAATGCCATGTATCTTTTACGTAAGATGAATAAAGAACTAAACGGAGGATCAGAAAAATGAAATTTATGTTAGTTACAATGATGTTGGCTAATCCAATGACTTATGCAGACAAAGAAACCTGTATGATTGCAGTTGATGCACTAAAAAATGTTGATATCGAAGCAGTGTGTATTCCAGCAGGAGTTGAACAACAATCAACCGCTGATAGAATGATTGCTAATATGATGAAAATGATTGATAGGTTAGAACAAAGAAACAACCAAGGTTATATTGGCGGAGGCACAACTAAGGATGCATTGAAATGAATGCTACTCTTCTAGGTTTGCAGTTTGATACAAGCAAATATCATAAAGGCATACAACTTGTGCTTGATTATAAAAAGTATGAGTTGAGTATTGTACAACACGAAGCCAGTTACGGCGGCACACAAGGCTTGTTTGAGATTATGGTAAGTGATAAAAGTGGTCAAGGAATAGAACTTCCTGGCATTACAGAACCAGGCGATACTGTTCGTGGTTGGTTAACACTTGAAGAAGTTGCTAACATTTGCAAAAAGATGACTACTATCACTGGTAACGATCCAGTTAAGGTTGCTATCTAAAACCATAAATACAGTAAGAAGGATTACTGTATGCCTAGATTAAGTCTTTATCGTCCAAATCGTCAGAACGATTATAAATTCATTGACCGCACTGTTATGGAAATGTATCAGGTTGGCGGAGTTGATATGTTTGTTCACAAGTATCTTGGACCACAACCTCATGGAGATGACAGTTCCAGTGTAAGCGGCGGCACTCAAGATGCAACACAACCTGCATATAGCAGTGAAAGTCCTTTGTTTATAGAAGATTTATTCTTACTTGAAAACAGAGACAGAAAATACGATGATGATATATACCAAATGCGATGTGTATACAACTCACAGGACATAGATTTTGATCTTAGTCAATTTGGATTGTTTTTAAATAACGACACACTGTTTATTACTTTTCATTACAACTTTATGATTGAAACACTTGGTCGTAAACTCATGAGTGGAGACGTTCTTGAACTACCAAACCTTAAAGATTACAACCCTCTTGATAGTAATATTGCTCGAGCTATACCGAAGTACTATGTAATACAAGACGCTGCCTTTGCAAGTGAAGGATTTTCACAAACTTGGTTGCCGCATCTATGGCGTGTAAAAGCAACGCCTCTTGTAAGTGCTCAAGAATACAACGATATACTCAAGAAACCATTTGAAGTTGAAAACATCTGGGATAATGGAAACTATTATCCCAGCGGAAGTATTGTTTTACACAACAATACCTATTACAAAGCAATCAAGGACGTAGATCCAGGTGTAGAAATTACCAGTACTGAACACTGGCAAGAGTTTGAACCACTTACTGAACAAGAAACATTTGGAACAGTAGTCAAAGATAGAGAGATTAATGATGCTATTCTGACTCAAGCAGAATACGAAGTGCCACTTAGTGGTTACGATACAGTTAAGTTCTACATTGTACCCACAAACGAAGATGGAACTCCTGCAGATCCAAATAGTTATACTGTAGATAACACAGGCATCACAGTTGATACCACAAATGTCGATGTTGACGGACAACCACAATCACCTAGAGCAAATGGGTATACACTTGGATACTTAACTGGAGATGGTATTGCACCAAATGGCTTACCGGTTACTCCAGGAACAAGTTTCCCACAAAATGCACAAGAAGGAGACTTTGCACTTAGACTAGACTACTATCCAAATAGACTTTTTCGCTATAGTGGTACACGATGGATTAAGTACGAAGACGATGTGAGAACCAATTTGACACCAGGTGATAAAGAAAAAGCAGTTGCAAACTATGGCAACGTACAATCCCAAACACAACGTAGTAGTTTTGTAAACAATACCAACGAAACTGCAACTGAAGATCGTGGTAATATTCCTGAACGTCAACCATTAAGCAAGATACTTAAACCTCAGGCTGACAATTAATGCTAGAATATATTATTTTTGGAATCGTAGATAATGCTATAATGATACTTGGTGCAATGACTGGACTAAGTGTTGAAAAGTATCTGCCTCCTGCATTTCAGAAAGGCATAGGTACAGTAGTAGGAGCAGGTTTAGGTAATGCACTCAGCGACTTTGCAGGTGGTGCAAGCACTGCTAGTTGGGATCTTGCAACTGGCACTGCACTAGGTTGTATCATTGGACTGATTTTTATTCCAATTTTTAAAATGCTTGGAAACCTTAGGAGCAAATCCTAATGCAAAGTTTCTTTTACGACGAACAAATACGCAGGTTCTTGTTGCAGTTCACCAGAGTATTTTCAAACTTCCAAGTTGAGTACGGAAGAACCGAAGACAACACACAAAAGGCATTGTATAGAGTGCCTGTACGTTATGGTGATGCTACACGTCAAGCACAAACAATTATTCAACAGAACAGTGCAAACAGTTTGCCAAGCACACCATTGATGACATTTCATGTTACTAATCTAAACTATGCACGTGACAGAATACAAGATCCTACCTTTGTACAAAAACAAAATGTTAGACAAAGATACTGGGATACACAATCTCAAGAATATGAAACCACACAAGGCAATGCTTTTACTATAGAAAAACTAATGCCTGTGCCTTTTGATCTCGAAGTCAACCTTGATATATGGACATCAAACACCAATCAAAAATTACAATTACTTGAACAACTATTAACATTGTTCAATCCAAGTTTAGAAATACAAAGCACAGAAAACTTTATAGACTGGACCAGTTTAAGTGTTATGTACTTGGAACAGGTAACTTGGAGTAGTCGTTCAATTCCACAAGGCACCGACGACCCAATCGACATTGCAACACTAAGATTTGTTATGCCAATATACATATCTCCACCAGCAAAAGTCAAAAAACTTGGTGTAGTTGAAAAAATTATAGCAAGTGTATATGATGGTACTGGTGATCTCAATGAAGCAATATACGATAGTGATTTGCTCATGGGTACAAGACAAAAGTTTACACCATTCAATTATCAAACACTGTTGATTGGAAATAAACTACAAGTGCTTGAACCACAAGCAGTTGTGACAAATAACAGTGGAGTACAGGTACCAAGTGCGCCTCCTAGTAATTTGCTTTGGCACGCAGTTATAGACCTATATGGTTCTCTGCGTAATGGTATAAGCCAAGTAAGATTAGATAATCCTTATGATGATACTATTATTGTTGGCACAGTATCATATGATCCTACTGATGATAGGTTTTTACTGTTTAGTGTTGATACTGATACTATTCCTGCAAACACCTTGTCGCCAGTTAATGCTATTGTTGATCCACAAGCAAAAGGTCCAGGTACCGTAAATGGATTGCCTGCGGCATCTGAAGGACAAAGGTATTTGTTTATAAATGATACTGGAAGTGATAGCTTAGAAGAT